AAAAGATTGAGGGGGCAAGGAACTTTCTATTTATTGATGAGAATCTGCCAAGTAAAAAGCATTGGACATATAAGGTTTTCGTTGAGAACGTAGAACCTGAGAACAATGTAAGCTTATCTCACGTTGATCAGTACGGCGCGTTGAGGATGAACCCGGCGGATAACATTGAGCATATCTCAGAAGAATACTTGCAATTACTTAACTCACTACCTGAGCGAAAAAAGAAGCGTTTCTTGCGCGGTGAGTTTGGCGATGATAACGAGGGCGCATTATGGACTGATGAAATAATTGCAATGGGCCGCGTGTATGATACGCCGCCAATGAAACGGATTGTAATTGCATTAGATCCTGCGGTTACATCAAAAGACACTTCAGATGACTTTGGTATTATTGTAGCTGGTGAAGGAATGAACGGTCATTTTTATGTTTTAGAGGATGCAACGGATAGCTACACGCCAAGCGAATGGCCCAACAAAGTAAAGGAACTATTTAGTAAATGGTCAGCAGATCGGGTAATTGCCGAGGTAAACAACGGCGGCGATTTGGTAGAAACAGTTTTACGAATAGCATGTCCAAATATTCCTTATTCAAGCGTACATGCTACTCGCGATAAATTAACGAGGGCAGAACCAGTTGCGGCATTGTACGAACTTGGAAAGGCTCATCATGTTGGCGAGTTGGCAGACTTGGAACTTGAAATGACATCATGGGAAGCTAAGAAGGGCGAGAAGTCACCAAACAGAATTGATGCCTTGGTCTGGGCGGCTTTTGAGTTAAATTTAACCGAAACATTTATTTTTTCAATTAAATAGTTAAATTTGTAAATATGAAATTAAATGCTATTGAGTTTTTTGTTATATTGGTCGCGGTTTATGCACTTATGGCATTTATCATTGGTACGTTTAATTGCTTTGATTGGGGTGTTATCGGGCGTTCTGCTTACATCACGATTTCAGTAGCTATCTTTATATTGAACAAAAAATACGCCCATGTTTGAAGGACTTAAACAGCTAATGCAAAGCAAAGCTGAACCAGAAACTAAAAACCTCTTGAATGAGATGGTTTTTCAATACCTTAACAATTCAGACATTGTTTGGTATAATAATCAGCAATCACAAATATTTGTCAATCAAGGTTACAGGCAGAACGCAACTGTTTACTCCATCATCCGGAAGCTTGGCGATAAAAAGAAAATAGCACCTCCATTGGTTTACATCGAAAAGAACACCAATGCTAAATTCAAATACAAGGAGTACAAATACTCAGGAGATCCGCAAAAGCATAGTCAGTCTATTACGATGCGGTCAAAGGCTTTAGAATTTGCTGAAGGATCCGATCTTTCCAAATTACTACAAAACCCAAATCCTAACCAAACGTGGACTGAATTTGCCGAATCGTGCGCCGGGTTTTATGATACATGCGGCGAGGTGTTTATTTATGGAGTAGGGCCCGGAGAGGATTCAAAGAACTATGGAAAATATACCCAGCTTTATGCTATGCCTTCGCACTTGGTTACGTTAGTAACTGGAGATGTAGAAAACCCAGTCAAAGGCTACAAAATACTATTAGGCAATCAAACTATTGAGATTCCTTTTAAGGATGTATTGCACATGAAGATGTGGAATCCTTATTGGGATTTAAACGGCAATCAGTTAAGAGGTCAATCTCCGTTATTAGCCGGATTGCGCTATTTAAAGAAAAACGATGTCGGCGTTTACTCATCCGTAAAGCTACTTGAAAACCGAGGTGCTGAGACAATCGTATCGCCAAATCATCCCGATAGTAAATACTGGTTAAACCCTGCACAGGTAACGGCCACAGAGGATGCAATATCATCTAAGGTTAACGGATCATCAAACAGAGGCAAAACGGTTGTTTCTGCAATGCCATTACAAGCTACTCAATTAGGCTTAAGTCCTCAAGCGTTGCAGATAATTGAATCAATGAATGATGATGTGACTACTTTATGCGCTTTGTGGGGATTAGATCCGATTTTATTGGGGCGTGGTACTGGAACTTATTCCAATCAAGAAATGGCGCGTAAAGCGTTAATCATTGATATTGTGATTCCGTATCTTAACAATTTGGAGCAGAATTTAATGAACTGGCTCTGCCCGGCATACAATGCAACTGATGGAGTTAAATACATTATTGACTTTGACACTACTGTTTACTCAGAGCTGCAACCTGATTTAAAGCTAATGAAAGAAATCTACGGTATGCCATCAATAACAGAGGATGAGCGCAGACCATTGTTCAACTTTGATGAGTTAGGCGGAGATCTTGGCGCGGCCATCTTAGTTGATCAGGGCAAGATAACTCTGCAAGACGTAATTATGCCTCAAGAAGATGCAGCACTTAAAGACACTTTTGGAGATTTTAATTGAAGCGGTAGAGCGTTATCCTTACCCTGCTAAATGTTGCCGATTTAAAAAAATGGCGATTGACGAAAAAAGAAAGTTATACATCCAGCGCATAAATGAATCTCAATCAAATTATAATTCAGCAGAAGCGAAATGATAAGCGTTACCGGAAGTATGCTGAGAAGCAATTTTACCGGGCGTTGCGCGAACAGGTCACGCCTGTAATGGAAAACGCGGCAGCAACAGTACAAGTTCAGCCAATGTTTGATGCTTACAACCGAGTTTACCAATATACCGGGATTGATTCAGCCAAGAAAGAATATCAGAGAATAAAGAAACAAGAAGGTCAAAAGGATGCTATTATTGATTTATTGCTTAACACTTGGTCTGAATGGATGCGCGGTTATGTGGTGCAGAACTTAGGAAAAATGATTCAGCGCGTTTCTGATAACACTCAAGAGGCAATTAACCGGGCGTTACAAGATAGTTTAGAGCTTGGAGAAACAAGAAGTCAAACAATAAAGAGAATTTACGAATATACTTTAGGCGAGATTGGGCGTAATCGGGCCCGAATGATAGCGAGAACGGAAACAACAAGAGCAACCAATGTCGGCAAACGTAAATCAGCCGACGATTGGAGTTTGTTCAATCAAGGCGTACAGATGTATAAGAAATGGATTCATGTGCCTACGCCAGAATTTAGGGAGTTTCATTTAGAGTTAGCTAATGACAAACCAATTCCGCAGGATCAGGCATGGCAAGTCAGGAATCCTAAAGGCGGCAGTAATAACATGATGATGCCTGGCGATGCTTCCGCTCCTGGCAATCAGACAATAAACTGTAATTGCACAACTATCTATATGAGTGAGCGTTTTGCTCAAAGGAATTTTGGAATATAAAAAATTTGTATATATATGGTAAAATAATTACATTGTGGCAAAATTATAAAACATGGCAAAGAAAAAAAGTATTGGACTAATTGGTATGGCTTTGGCTTTAGGTCTTGCCGGTGGACTTGGAACTGCTCAGATTTCACAAACTGCAATAAGTAACACACCTATTCAGCAAAGCCAAAGGTCAGGCGAAATTAAAGCTACTGCCCCAACAAAATCGGTAAGTAGAAAAATTGTTATTCAGCAATCTGGCGGTTTAGATGTTATTGAAGAGGGGGGTGTATTTGGTCTTACTCCGATGCAGTACGGAATTCAGTACGGAAATGGTAAGTCCAGAAAATTAAAACACAATCGGTTAAGATATTCACACAATGCAAAATTAAAAAGGAGAGCGTAATTATGAACGGAAGAATATCAAGGCAATTAAGAAAAATTGCCGTAAAAAATACAGTTGGTTATTCTGCTAAAAAAACAAGGGTGTTTTATCAGTTTTTAAAAAGTACTTACATTAGGCTAAGGTCATGAAACGAATCACAGTAATAATGCCAGATGAAGTCTATGATAAGGTCGTAGCTTTGGCAAAGAAAGAAAAACGTAAGAAGTCACCAATGGCAGCGATGCTAATTGAAGATGGGTTAAAATTAGCGGATAAAAAATGAAAATAAGCATCATACATCCATCACGCGCTCGGTCAGAAATAGCAAATCAGGTTAGAACCGAATGGCTAAACAAAGCCGATGGCATTATTGAGTATATTTTTAGTTTAGATAACGATGATATTCAAGGCACTTTGTACGATGGGCATTGTATTTATAACGATAACCGATCTGCAATAGATGCTATCAACAAAGGCGCTGAAGTCGCAACTGGCGATTTGTTTGTTGTTGTTTCTGATGACTTTGCTTGTCCTGATCATTGGGATAGTTTACTTTTATGGGGATTGCAAGGCAAATCGGACTATTGTGTAAAGACACAAGACGGATTGCAACCTACTTTGATGACTTTACCTATTATGGATCGGGTTTATTATGAGCGGTTCGGATATATCTATCATCCGGACTATCGGCACATGTTCTGTGATCAGGAAATGACTGCGGTTGCTCACATGCTTGGTAAGGCGGTAACTTTACCAATCGTATTTTCCCATAATCATTATAGCACAGGCAAATTTAAAAAGGATGCGATCACGTTACGCAATAATTCAACATGGGTGCAAGGAGAAAGTGTTTTTAATAAGCGTTTGACAACCAATTTCGGAATAGAGAAACCAGTTATACAATATTCAGATATAAAATGGCATTAACTTTATCAATTCTAATAGCTACAATGCCTTCAAGGCTTGACAAATTAGATAGCTTGATGGCTGAATTAAACAAACAATGTAATCCATATCCTGAGCAGATTGAGATTCTAATTGATCCAGTTATTTCATACAATATCGGAACTAAACGCAATAAGCTACTTGAGAAAGCCAAAGGTGATTACATTGTGTTTATTGACGATGATGATCACATTTTCCCTAATTACACTTGGTCAATTATACAAGCATGTTCTATTGGTAATGACTGCATAGGAATATCAGGGATAATTACAATCAATGGGAAGAATCAGCGTCAATGGCATATATCAAAGGAATACGGAAAATGGCATCAGTCAGGCAGTATTTATTATAGAACGCCAAATCACATTAGCCCGGTTAAAAGGGAATTAGCTTTACAAGCAGGTTTTCCAGAGATTGCATTTGCTGAAGATGCAGAATACTCCAGGCGATTATTGCCATTGCTAAAAACGGAAACGATTATTAAAGGGAATCTTTATCACTATGATTTTTATGAAAAAAAGAGCAATCGTTAGTTTTGCTAATTCAAATGCAAATTACGTTAAAGGTTTAGCGCGTTTATCGGATAGTTTAAGGAATAATTTCGATGGAGATTTTATTAGCTACATCAATGAGAAATCATTAAATATACCTCCGCACAATCAAAGCAATTACGCTTTTAAGATTGCAGCTATGGATAAATGTGTTGAGATGGGTTATCAGTACATTATATGGTTGGATGCTTCATGCTTTGCCATTGCAAATGTCAATCCATTGTTTGAGTTTGTAGAAAAGGATGGCATCTTAATGCAGGATAGCGGACACAAACTTGGAACTTGGACTAATGATAGAACATTGGATTACTTTGGTATTACCAGAGATCAGGCAATGAAAATGCCTATGTTTGGCAATGCTGGTTTATTAGGCATAGATTTAGGCAACAAGATTGGATCTGAATTTTATAAAAGATATGCTCAAAGTCAGTACGATGGCATGTTTAATGGTCAATGGACAAACAATGCTTTTTCTGAAAGTATGGATGAAAGGTGCAAAGGTCATCGGCACGATAATAGTTGCGGATCTGCTATTGCTAATCTAATGGGTTTAACTCATCTTTACAAATCAGGAAATGAGGTCTTGCAATATGCCGGTGTATTTGACAAAATATTAAATGAAACTATAATTATTAAAGCTCAGGGTATATGAACTCCCAAAATAACGAAGCGCAAATAGTTGCAAACTATTTCAAAAGTCGCAAAGGTATTGTACTGGACATTGGTGCTAATGATGGCCAGACTTTCAGCAACAGTTACGATTTAATTAAATCGGGTTGGTCTGGTGTATTAATCGAACCCGGAAACGTGTTTAGTAAACTTGAAAGCTTACACAAGGAAAATAAATTAGTTACATGCTATCAATTAGCGATTTCAGATAAAGAACAAATGCTTACATTCTACGAAAGTGGAGCGCATGTAAAGAACGGATCTGATAGAGGCTTGGTTAGTACACTTGACGAAAAGGAAACAATCCGATGGCGCAATAATGGAGTAGAGTTTACCGAGCGCAAAATCCAAGCCGTTCCGTTTAGCTGGGTTTTAAAATGGCATAAGCAATTTGATTTTATTACCATTGATGCCGAGGGATTAGATTTTCAAATACTGAAGCAGATTAATTTAGATTTGGTTGGTTGCAAATGCTTATGTATTGAGTGGAATGGAGATCAGAAGTTAAGTCAAGAATTTAAAATGTACTGCGCTATGTACGGATTGAAGGAGATAGCAAGAAATAAAGAAAACATAATCTTTGCAAAATGAAAATCGGCATCGGCATAACAACCTTCGGTAACCGAGAAACTCCTGCATACGCAAATATTCGCAAATATTCAAAAGGTGCGAAAATAGTAACGGTCAATCAGAAAGGAATTGCCAAGGCTAAAAATATGTGTTTGGCTTTTCTTGATGATTGCGATCATATATTTTTATTTGATGACGATTGCTATCCTAAAACAGAAAGCTGGTTTACTCCTTATGTATTTTCTGGAATCAATCATTTGAGCTACACATTTAACCGCAAGATATTAAATCAATCCAACGGACTTACCGAGTATGAACTACCTTCCGGGTGCATGTTGTATATTAACCGGGCATGTTTAGATATTGTCGGCGGCTTTGATGAGGATTTTCAAGGTTATTCTTACGAGCATGTTAACTACTCACAGAGGGTTTACAATGTCGGGTTAACTCCTGCGCGTTATTTGGATGTGACATTAAGCAAGGATTATATTCATTCGATGGATGAACATAGGCAGATAAGTAGCTCAGTTTCACAATTAGACAGAGGTTTAGGGATTCAAACCAACAGGCATTTGTTTATGAAAAATACTGATAGCATAGAATGGAAGCCGTACAAATAAGATTTATTCAGCCATTTTCGCAATCAAAAAACATCGGTGCAGAGTACAATCAATGTATCTCTGAACTGCCAGACGATTGTTACATCTGCCTTCGGGATCAGGACACTCTGCCGCTACGATCCGACTGGGGTAATCAAATCTATCAGGTAATACAATCAAATACAAATTTTCAGATTATCGGTTGTATGACAAACCGTTTACGCGCTCCGTATCAATTAGCAGCTGGTCAGTTTTCGGATGATGCGGATATTTCAAGCCATATTGAGATTGCTAACCA